GAGAGATTAAATTCTCCAGCAGTAATAAAATCAAAGCTACATTCTGCAATTTGATCAGCTCTCATTGTGAACGCTGATCTAGACAAAATGCCTTGCAGCTCATAATATACGCCTTCAAAAGTAGAATAGCCAGGTGGTTGAGGAGGGCCTGGTTCTAGGATGTAAAATTTCCCCTCAAATCGACTTCCCACTTCCACTTTTTGGATGAGTTCAGCAAGGGCAAGAGGAATTTCCTCGTTGTCCATATTTTTAAAACTGAACAAACAATCAACGCTGCCATTGCCCGTGATGGCGCTAGCAGAAAATCCTCTAAACTTTTCTCCCAGTGCAGTGGTATCAATTGATTCACGATCAGTGGAGATCGTAAATCCTTGCACTTCACCAAGAGTGTTATAAGCGCCAGGAAGAAGATCAATAGTGACAGGCCAAGGAGCTTCGCCTTCGGTCTTGTTTAATGGCACTGCCAAATATCTTGCATCAGGATTGGCAATAGCATCGCCAAAATTCCTGTACATGCGGATGGCGCCCATTGCATCCACATTGGCAAAAAACTCTAGCGGACCAACGCTTGCACCAGGATCATCAATGTAAGTGGTATTGGCGGCATTTGTATAAAAACGAAAAGGAAGCCCCCTTGAACTGGTGCCATTAATCCTGATCCGATCACCAGTGGTTATTGTGCCAAAATCAAGATCAAGCCCTTGTGGCGTGCTAAGAGTGAATCTTTTTCGCGTGTAAACAATATCTGCTGGGTTGATTTGCAGATTAAATTGATGAGCGCCACCGACACGCTTGAATTCAATGCTGCCATAATGACCAGCAAAAACTGTCATTTTATTGCCTCAAAATCAAAGCCTACTAACATTAGGCTTCCATGGCACATCAAGGAACGCTCCGTCAATGGTAAAGCTGGTGTCAATAGTCACAACTTCTCCATAGCTGACGCCCATGCTCGCGCTAGTAATAAACGCATTAAACAGGAAGTTTGTTTTCCATAGCGCAGCTCCGCCAACATCTCCAGCCGTTCCACTAACACTTCCATCCACTGCAAGATTCAAGATCACGCGAGGCGCCGTGCCACGAGGAAATAAAATATCCACCAGTTCAAAGGTGTCTTTTTGACGGCTGGCTTGATTGTCATTAATTTCGTCCTCGTAGAACAATAAAGTGGCGCTTCCCTCTCCTGATGTCATACCTGGCGAAACAGTGCGAACAGTATCTCCAAGCGCAGTGGTTTCAATGATCTCGCTATTGCTAGTCAAAGACCAAGAGCGAATTTTCGCGATGCGGTATTGATCGTCAAGAATTTCTCGCTCGCTGTCTACTCCGCGAGTTGCAGTGGTATTAATCCCAACATTAGGGCTCACGTCGATGATATTCTTTTTGTTGTCAACATAATAAAATCTCACTACATCACCAGCCTCGTAATTTGCACCAGCACTAACAACGGTAAAAACACACTGCCTGGATGCCTGAGTGGTGTTAACAGTGCGATCAGCACGAACAGCAGCCGAACGCCCATCGCCCACGATATTTCTTACTTGATAAACTCCATTTACTACCACTGAAGAACCAGTGGGCACGTTAACAGTAAAAGTACCAGTCAGTCCTGACGATTGACTGCGGGCAATATAAATACGCCCATTATTGCCCGTGTAAATCATGGCGAAGATAGAAGCTTATACGCTCATTCTAATCATAACAATCACTCTTCAACGAATTGACTTGCGTCTCCAATGCGTTTTGCAATGAGAGAAATGCCATTGCTGTCAGTAGGATGCTCTACTGCTTTTACAGTGACAATTCCCTCTTCGTTCATTTCCACATCAATCACTCTTGCTGAACGCTTTGAAAGCTTAGAAGACTTTCTTCCCACTGCAAACAAATAGCCTTCATACTTAGCCAATGAATCAGCAATGCCATTGCGAACAAGCACATTCTGCTTGTTGAATGTATTCTGCTTGCCATTATAAAGGAAGAAGTCATAAAGACTACCACCAGCTTTCTCTGGAAGCTCTCCACCAATGGGAAGATTAAGTTCTCCTCCAGCTAAAATGCTGCCAGTATGTAAATCGTCCCACGTTTCCTGCCCAATGTCAATATACACATAAGAGCCAGGAGCAATGGAAGCTTCGGAAGGCAGTGTTTGTAGCTCATACGCTTTTCTTGATAAATTGCGCATGAGGCACATAAGCCTTGCCACATACACAGCCTGATTTCGCGTGGTAACAAATTGAGACAAGTCGAGAGTTTCACGAATGCACAATGCCTCGTTCGCGCTCTTGAGTCTCAATGTCACGCTTTCATTGCGAGGAAAATATTCATCGCTTTCTGAATCCCTATAAATAGCCGTGACAATCACATCTTGCGTTGATGCTCCATAATCCACAAATTCTTCCTTATAAGATCCTTCAAGAATATTGCCTTGGTTGAACAATGTAGAAATAGGAAGCGGCCTGTCTGATAGGATTCTTCCATTTCCATCGGCTGGTACAGAGGGCACGAGAGTGGTTTGTCCTCCAATCGTGGCAAGCTCTAACAAGCTAAACGCAGAAGCTTGCGCCCAGAATTCACGCCATGATTGAGGGTCAATAATTGCTCCGTCCATAAAGAGCTTATTGCGCTGACAAAAAGCTTGGGCCTCTGCAAGACGTGGCATGTTGATGGATTCAATGCGAGCATATTGACCGATGCCATTGTCTTTGTCTAAAACAGTATCAATGAAGATTTCTGGTGCATAGCTAGATGATCTAGCCTTTGGCGATGCAACAAAAGCATCCACTTGAGCAGCAGAAACATAACTATTAGCATTGCCAGAAAGCGCTCTTACCTTCTTGCCTTTTTCCACCCATACTGTCACGTCCCGCAAATCTTGAAATCCACGTCCCGCAAAAGCATGCACTGCCAGCGTAGATAAACCTCGATACAGTGAGGCGTTGTAATCGCTCCAATTGTCTTTCAATTGCTCATTCACTGCAGCAATCGCAAGTTCTGGCGCTTGCTCATAGGAATACCTTGTTTGCGTGCGCACGTCGTAATTAAACAGCTCCCATTCCATCGACTCCTTAGGCCCTTTATTCAATGGAGGCCATGCACTAAATGGAGTGGTGACAAAGCCGTTAAATTCAACGACAATATCATTTACACCAGGAGCATTGCTGCTGTTTAGTTGACGCTTTCTGCTGTTGGCGTTAACGTAGGCGTAGCCAACGAAGTTAATTCCTCTACGACCAGCTTCCGCCTCTGGATCCGTCACGGGAGTTAAGCGAATCTTCCACTCAGCCGTACCACCCCCTTGCTTAATAAAGCGGAAATAAGTGAAAATATCTTGCTGAACAGATCCTCTAATGCAAAACACATAAGGAATGGTCTTGTATTGATCATTATCTAATGCATATTCACAAGTGAACATTGCAGTGCGAGGCTGTTGACCATTCTCTCCATTCTTGTAACCATAGTCGTCTTCGTCAGTGCCATATTTCCTTTGACGACCATTGACCTGCCTGAAGAGCTGAAGCTTGAGCGAAAGCTCAATTGCTTCGCATTTTGTCACTGAAGAATAAGCGGCCTGATCAATTCGGGCCAAGCATTTTGTGCCATTGCGTTCTAGGACACTACTGTACAAGATGGGACTATTCTCTATTAATTGCTCCAATGCGTCTATCTCCTTCTGGAGAGTCAGCGTCTTCTTGCGCAGCGAATTACGCTTTTCTCTTAATTGCTTCTTTTGCTTTTGATCGTAAAAAAAGCTTGCTTCTAGATCTTCCTCAATGTCTGCTATTTGCTGATTTAAAAGGACAATAGTTTGCTCTTTCTCTGAAATCTGCTCCTGATACTTCACCCTGTCTTGCCCTTCATCCTTACCATTCCACGCCTCATTGTAACCAATGCTTGGCATCGGCCCTGACGTTTCACAAACTAACGTGGCCTTAAGAGAACTAAATTCAATTTCCCCGCGCCTATCGTCTGTGTAAGCTACTTTCTTTGCCCTAAAAATAGCCCCACCAAGTTTATACAAAGACCCATCATCAAATACTGCCGCTGCATTCCTCAAGATGCTTTCAATGGCTTCGCGACCATCTGCTCCTTTCAGGCTGTTACTAGTGGTACTAGCAATAGTGACAACAATTTCTCCATCCTTTGGAAAGTTTGGTCGATTATTTGTCCCCTCCCAATATCCTTGAGTGCCACTAATTGAAATAGGAACAAAATCACTGGGATCTCGTCCTCCATTGCCTTTTAGTTCAATTGCTTTTGGGCGAATGGGAACAATGCCAGTGATGCTGCAAGTGTTGCTAGTAGTGGGAGCATAAGATTGGCTAAAGCCTTTCTTATTGACCTTGGCATGGGACAAAGCAGCAGTTGTAACATTTGCAGAGTTGCCATACCACGTGGGATCTTCTTTGAAGGCATTGACAGAAATGTCTCCAATGAGAGTGAAATCCTGGTAAGTGGTGGGGCCGTTATCACTAAAGTACAGCCATGCCTTGCTCCTTACCACTTGATCGAAAGGAAGCTGACCCACTGCAGTGCGCTCAGGCTTGATCTCTTCAACGGTGGATGCTCCAATGGAAAGCATGAGCTGCATGAACTGTGAGCCGCCATAGCTCAATACGGCGCTCCACAGAAGCAACGTAGAAAGCCTGACGCCACCATTACGGTTTTGATCCGTATTGGTATAAACAAGCCCCACTGGCTCTCCATAGCGAGATACTTCCTGAACACCATTGAATCCAAAGCGCGGCACTGCACGCTGCTCTCTAGTGTTGCGTCCTTGCCCTCTCGGTTGTTCTGGCTGTGGAGCAAGCAATGCTGCCGCCACTTGCAAGATAGTGCCGATAATCGTAAGGACTAAAGCAATGGTACCCACTTCATTTCTGACATCCAAGACACTGCCTTGTTTTGCGTCAATATATTCTTGCTTTGCACAAACAAAATCCAGATATTCTTGCTTCGTTACACCGAGCGCTTCAATTAAACCATGTTCATAAGGAAGCAGCGGGCGATCATTAGAACTATTCCCCGCCATCCTTCTTGCCCCAATAAAGACGTATTCTAGGTAAATTATACAACTTCGCCCTTACAACTTTCTCCCCTGCTGAAATGAAAAGAAAACCATCGTCATCAACAACTGTGCCCAAGGCCAGCCCTCCAGTGTTGCCGCATAAATAGCCCATTGCCCCAATGCGAGCATCGCACTGATCTGCATTTTCTTTCATCCATCTTGCAATCATTGCACCAGGAAATTTCTCTTCTTCCCATTTCTCGTATATCCATTCGAAATCTTGCGAATAGTCATAAAGACCAAGCCTTCTTCTTGCTTCGCTCATTAGCTGTAAACAATCAGTGGCCCCTTCATCAGGCTTCTTCCTCCATTGATACGGAAGGCCAATTAAATCATTAAAACAAACAAAGCTCATCGCAGTGAAATTTCTGCACTTGTCGGCAATGGTCCAACTAAACTACGAGAAAAAGTGGCGCGGGGAAATTGTCCTCCCACACTGTCCATTGAGCTTCTAAATCGCATTTCAATGGTAGTGTCGGAAAAAGCAGAGCCAATGCCAATATGCTGCTCCGTATAGGATGCTCCCGTGAATGCATTTACGGCATTAAGCCAGTAAGTAGTCAAAGTGAGACGACTGAGCCTGTTTCCATTGCCTTGCTCCACGATGCGCATAGCAAATGCATCATTTGGCAGCAAAAGCTGCATCATTGCATTGTCTCCGCCAATATTGGCTACGGTTCCTTCAATGCGAAATGGAGCGAAAGTATATTTGACACTACTTCCTGGCACTTGTTTTGTTTCGCCAATGAAATAATTCTGGTAGTGGTTTGTGCTGGTCTTATTGCCATTACCGTCGTACATAATTAGCTCAAAGAATTGAGCTGCACGAATAGTTGTCATACTAAGTCTCCAATGAAAGTAATGGAAATGGTGCTAAGCGCTAACACTGTACTTTCTACTTGCGGAGAATCAGCATAAAACCATTCCACATTGGGAATAGTGCGAAAGTTATCAAACGTCTCATCTTTTTTGTAGCCAGAAAACAATTCCCTTGGAATGCGAAATCCTTCAGTGGAGCCATATTGACCATGGTAGTGATCAAAAATAGTATTAAGCACACCTTCATCTACGTTTTCAAACGTCAGTTCAAGCGTATAGCCCGATGCTTTATTGCCAAAACTTCTGCGAACAGTTTTACCAGACAAGCTTGTATAAGCTTTCACTGGATAGACGCCCATCGTAAAACGACGAGACGTGGGGCGAATGGCATCATTCGCCTTGATATCATCCACTTTACGAGCGGGAGAAACGTTAGAAGGAAAGTCTGTCATAATTAACGCATACCCACTTTACGACGAGCAGAAGGAGAATTCTGAAGCTTGTCTAAGGCTAGCGAAGCTCCACGATTAGCACCGTCACGAGCAGCCATTTTACGGGTTTCAGCCATTGCTGCTTGAAGCTGTGCCACATCCACGTATTCCCTGTCGCCAAATTTAGTGGTTTGGAAGCTCATAGAAAGCACGGGAGAAGATGATTGTTGGCGGGCATTGCCCGCGAGTAGATCGCGAGAAGACTGACCACGCATTTGCACGGGAATGCTCTTGCCATCGGGAAGAGGAACAATGGCTTCGTTGTAACGCCCCTCGCCCATAAGGCCAAGAGTGGGGCCGTTCACTACGCCACCATTGGCGAAAGCACGGAAGCCACCACGAGCAATGCCTCCGTTAGCAAACACAGCACCAATTTTAGGGGCGAATGGGGCGGCTCCTAGTGCATCGGCAGTGCCATTAAATGAGCTGCTCGTACCAAATTGTCCGGCGCCCCCGCCTCCGAACATTCCAGAGAATCCGCCCAGTAAGCCTCCAACGCTGGTCATGATAGAACCAATGCCGCCAAGCACATTAGAAGTGCCACCCTCCTTCACTTGATTGATACCAGCCATGATGCCCATAATGCTTCCTGCCGCCATACCAATGCCACTCACTACGCTGCCCAAACTTTGTTGCCATGTTTTACCAGCCGCTCCATTGGGACCCATCTGTTCACCTGCCTGACCAAGACTCATAGCGCTTCCCCAGACCGAGGCATCAACCTTGCCAAGCTCCTCTGAATAGGCATTGGCACTTTCAGTAAGAGAGCCCAATGCTTCTGGTAATTGAGTGACAGCTCCCGCCGCGTAGTCGCCAATGCCTCCTGGAGCCATAATCCCGCCTATGCCTGGAGCTGACGTGCCTTGCTGCGCGCCTGGACCGCCACCATTCGCTACTTTTTCAACGTTTTTATCAATTCTTTGCTGCGTTTCACGGGCTGCCTTTAATTCCGCAAGCTGCTTCTCCATGGCAGTAAGTTGTTCTTGTCGCTTCGCATCTTCATCTGGCACACCAAAAACTGCCCCTAATTGGTCCTTAAAGAACTTCTCGACTGGCTGCATTGCAAAGTCAAAGAACATTGTCAAGGCTTGATCGGCCAAAGCTTCTTGCGCCTTTTTGAGCGCATCCACTGAATCGCCGCCTTTGGCAATTTCCTTGAACATATCTTTGTATGTTCCAGTTACGCCTTCCACCGCTTGATTAATGCGTCCAGAAGTCTCCTCCAATGCTTTAAGCGCATCGGCTTGTTTCATTGTTGCAATTGCATTTTCAAGAGAAGCAATGTTTGATTGTCGCTGGGCATCCGTTAATTTTTTAAGCCCTTCTTCATTCGCTGCAATTTGATCCTCAAGGATCTTCATGCGAGCTTTTTGTTCTGGCGCCAAATCTATTCCCTTAGCCGCCTCGGCATTGTATTTACCTAGCTCTACTTTTGCTTCGTTAATCGCGTCCTTCATCTTCGACGAAGCTGCAGCCGCCTCTTCCGCCTTCAATGCACGCTGTTCTTCGTAGTCAATATACTCTTGTGGCATGCCTTGTAAAATTAAATTATTCCGCATTTGCTGCAACTGAAGATCAAGCTTTTGTTTCTCAACAGGGAAAATGTTGTCAATATTTGCTTTAATTGTTGCCGCTGTTTGCTCTTTTGCTAGTTGAATTGCTCTTTCGATTTCCAAACTTTGCAAAGCAATCTGATTCGTGGATTGAGCAAGCTGTTTTTGCAGATCAAAGCTTTCTTTCTGCACCTTTGTATCCATGGAGAAAGAAGCAGATGATTGCTTCATTCCGCCATTGGGACGAACAAAGTATCCACCCTGCTTAAAGTAATCAAGGTCTGGATAATTGCCAGCCTTCAATCCCCTGCTCCTGCTTTGGTGGAATACATTTTGTCCGCCAGTATAAACACCAACGTGAGGAGTGTCCCCAGGTCTGCCAGTAGCAACAATGTCGCCGGGCGCCAATTTGGACCAATCCCTCATTGTTGTACCGGCATTGCGCACCGTATCTGCCCATGCAGTCACGCCGGGCAGCGAAATTCCCAAGCTCTTGTAAAAAGCTTTCACGGATTCCGAGCACATATTGGCGATGCCTGTAAACTTGCTTGCTGCGGCTGTCGCAGTGGATAGTTCTGCTGGAGTAAATCCGGCCACAGATGGACCCCCGCCTCCTCCGGTAGCTTGCGCAGTACGTTGAGCAGCGACTACGTTTAATTGCGCTTCTTGAGATTTTTGCAATGCCTTCCTGACAGCATCAACTGCATTCAATTGAATCTTTTTAAGGTCTTGGGCAAATTTAACTTGGCGAGCCTGTATATCATTGAGGCCAGAAAGCTCATATTCATTGAGTGTATCAATAAGGCTTTTCTTGTGCTCAAAAGCTGCGTCACTCAACTGTACGTCGCGGTCAAATTCAATCTTGTGCATATCATTTGCAAAATTTGCAAGCTCAATGCGGCGCTGCTGTTCTTGCTTTGCTAATTGTTCTGCATCATTGAGAGCTTTCTTGGCTGCTTGTTCATCAGGAGGTTCGGCTTCTACTATGGTGGAAGGCGTTGGCTGATTCAGCCCGATTTGCTTTTGCCTTCTCAATGCATCTTGTTCTTGCTGCTTAAGAATTGTGGTAGATTTGCGGACTTCGGCGGAAACTTGTCCAGCCTCTTGCTTGGCTCGACCAAGCTCCTGCCCCCTAAACGCTTGTATTTCAAATCTGCCTCGCTTCATTTGATTTCCTGAAATAATTCCAGCAATCTCTCTTGAATATTTTTCTGCCTCTTTTAGCGTTGCCATATCTTTCACAGAAATAAGGGGCCGACCGCCTTGCTTCATTATTTCTTTGTTCATTAGATAAATTTTCTCAAGAGTCTTATACCCTTCCGACACCGCCCTATTTTTTGCTAATTCTTGATTTAATTGAGTTGTAACTGTCATTACTTCTCCCATGGTTGCCGCGCGAGCACCTTCTGCTACTGCATTCCGAGATTCGTCTGCAGCCTCCTTGGCTCTGTCTCTCATGGTTGCGAAAGCACCCGCGATAAGCGTAATTCCACCCACTACAGCACCAATAACAGTGGTAGCAACTAATGCAGTGAGAGCAACTCTCAGTCCGACCACCTTTACTTGTGTGCCAGTTGCCGCAACGCCTAAAACATTAAAAGCGCCCGCTAACGCTGTCGCTTGCGTGGCAGCAGTCCCAAGTCCCAACAAGGCCGTCAGTCCCTTGTATAGCGATAATGCTCCCATAAGTGCCATCGCCGCAAGCCTTGCGGCCTGGAATCCCACATAAAAAGAAGTGAGCAAACTAATAACAGTAGTGAGATTGCCGCCAAGTAAATTGAGCACAGGAGATAGAACGCTTCCTATGGCTTTTGCCATGTTCATGACAAAAGTGCCTGCTTTAGTCAGTTCTTCAGTGAATTTTTGAATATCTTGGGCCTGCTTGGCAATAGCCGGATCTTGAGCGGCCCGCATTAGCGCCGTATAACGGGCTGTTAATGCAGCGACATTTTGCTCCGCCGCTTTAATATCCTTCGCATCGGCTCCTCCTGCTCGTAAATCACTTACATCTTGCTGAGCTGCTCTAAGCTGCGAATATGTGCGCTCAATTTCTCCTGTGGCAATTTTTGCCGACTGGGAAAGTTGTTTTAGTGATCCGCCTAGAGGACCAAGAATAGCTTGAGCTGCTGCATCTGCCAGCGGCGCAAAACTTTCAAGAGTACGAGCAAAATCCCCTTGAACAGTATTCAGTAAACCCTGCAAGGATTTACCTGCCGCCTGCGCTCCAGTGCCAAAACGAGTCATCAATTCATCGCTTACCTTTGCAAAAGTATCTCTAAATTTCTGCCCGACAAATTCTCCGTCTTCCATCGCCTTGCTGAATTCTTTCACCGACATACCAGCGGCCTTAGCAAAAATTGCTAATGCACCAGGAAGAACATCACCCAACTGTCCCTTAAGTTCTTCGCTCATGATTTGACCTTTACTAGCCATTTGCCCAAATGCGTAAATAACACGCTCCGCTTTGTCGGGGGTTAGTTGCAATGCGGCAGTGGCAGCGCTAATGCCAGTAAATAGTTTTTCAATAGAACCAGAATCAAAATCAGCGGGAGCCATGGAAGCATAAAGCTTTGTAAAACCGTCTCGCGTTGTTTGCAGATTTAAGCCAAATGCGCGCTGTACATTGTCAACATAGAGAAGCTCTTTCGCAAAAGTGCCAGTGTCTTGGGTGGCAGTTTGCAATGCATTGTTATATTGCTGCTGACTTTTCGCTGCATTAAGAATTTGTCCAGGCAGTGACTGAACAAATGCAAGCCCTTTATAGGCAGTACCAAACAGCAACACTTGCTTAAGCGCAAAGCCAAATTCACTGCCAAGCTCTCTCAATCCACCGACTAATGGCAGTTGACTAGCCCTGAACCCATCTAAGCTTTTTCTTGAAATGTTAAGCGCTTCATTAAAACGCAAAGCATTTTTGGCTGCGTTTACAAAAGCAGCTTCTTCTAGGCCGCCACCAGCAGCTTCGCCAACGCCAATAAAACCGCCAGGGGTTCGGCGAGGCGTTGCCGTCTTAACTGCACCAGTATATGGCGCACGGCTTCTGGGAACAGAAGGAGCCGCATAAAAAGGATTTGCTTCTATCGGAGCAGGCACGTTGTATCCCGTGCGAATTCTCATCCGATTGATATTGGCGGTAGTTTCACCGACTGCAGGCAAAGTTCTCTGAGGGGCCATTGTTAAGGGCACTCTTGAGCCCGGCCTAAATTGCGGCTCTTGAGGACGCAATGTTACATCCCTAACGCTCACAGGAATTACTGCTTGAGCTTCTGCCGCCTTTAATGCTCCTGTAACTTTTTCTAATAGCGATTTTACAGCATTGCCCACTTGAGCTTTTTTAGTCCTAGCTTCAGCATCTTGCAACGCTTGAGCTAAATAGGCAAACGCTCCCATTGCATCTCTGATGCCCATGGAAGTTTCCTGAACATCCACTTCCACCACTTCAAAAATCTTGCGTAGATTCCTTTCTAAGGCTGCATAAATACGCCTAACGTCAACCAATGCGCCGCCTGGTCCTTCTTCTCCGATCTGCCCGCCAAGGCCCCGATAAATGCCTTGTACGCCTTGGGAAATGGCGGTGCGTTGCGTTACGCTTGGCAATAGTCCAGCCACGCCAGCAGGCAATCCTCCCGACGATGACCGAGCCACTTGCATTGTCTGAGCCGCAGATTGAATGGTCTGAACCTTGGCCGCTTTCAGCGCAGCAGGATCCATGCCAAGCATTTGGAGAAGCCCACGAGCAAATGTATCAAGCACCCTATTTAGCCCGCTTCTATCTGGATTCCTCATTACCGCCTGAGGATCGAGATACTTGGTGATAGCCTCAATACTTGCTTCTTGAACTAGCTTGTCAATTAATGCGGCCGCTGTCTCACTCTTGTATTTGTAAGCGCCTTTTACCCCAACTTGGCCAGCGATATTCTTTAAACTTCCAATTCCCTCTCCCGTAATCGCTGCGCGAAATTGTTCACGTCGCGCAGCTTCTGTTACACCACCGCCGGCCATCCGCTCAGCACCAATGCGAGCGATATCCTCCATTTTTCTTGCCACTTCGGCTTGAATTTGAGCGGGGGTTTTTGCAATATCGACTTCTGCTTTTATCTTGATTGCAATGCTTCCCAGTTTTTCATTTACCGCTTTCTTAAAATCAGAAACATCTGCATTATTTATTGACGCTTTAATACTAGTGGGCACCCGAAGTTTTCCACCGCCCTGTTTAATTTTTTGATCAGACTGAATACGATCCTCTATCGCATCTAATACGTTCCTAGCCTCTTTACCAGTGGCGCCATTTTTAATTGCGACAGTCACTTGCGCCTGTTTTGCCAATGCCCTGACAAATGCGGTTACGTTCGGTGTAGCAAGCCTTGTCGGAAGCTGAATTTCCCCGGCCCCCCCAGACACAATATCCCTGCGAATTTGCGCTCGTATCTTGCGAATTTTTTCTTTGCTAAATTTTTCAATATTGGCCGAAGCATTGATGCTCAGCTCAACTTTTTCGTCCTTGAGCGCTTTAAGGGTCTTTTGAAAGTTGGCGACTTTATCCGTCAGCGCGTTGAGAGTATTGCTCTCAATTTTTACGTCAAACGACTTTTTGCCACCTAAGTAGCGAGTCAATAGGCGATATTGATCTGCAATACCTTTTTTATTGAAACGAACATTGATATCAATTGGCTGCCCCGCAAGAGAAGACGACGCCTTCTGTAATTCCTGCCTGAAGAAATTAAGGTCAAGACCCACCTTAAGGGTCATATCAGCATTTTGACCTGCCATCTTCAACTGCTCGTTATTGTCTTTATTCTATAATCATTGATCCTGATTACGCCCAGTAAAAGCTTTTAAATCATCAGCCAACAATGCAATCACCCGCCCATCCATCTTCCTTGTCTTCATTAAGCGCTGGAAGACGATCAAACTAGCATCCGTAACACCTGTATCTTTCTTGATTGCTTTTGTATCAAATGGCAAGAAATCTTCTGGCTTCACCTTGGACTTCCGTCCCGCCATCATGCCAGCCGCCATCGTGCCAAGCTTGGCGATGGCAACGCTCTGTACATTATATTTTGCTACGTCATGCTTGTCAAGATATTTCAACGCACGCTTAATATCAGACAATGGCTGCAAACCAAATTGATCTGCATGCCATCGCCTGTCATTAAAATCTGATGCGGAAAGTCGGAAATAAATTTCGTTCCAATCCGTTAAGTTTTTAAGCTGGTTACGCGCTCGCGCTTCCAGCATTTCGGCTACTGAGGACCATTCCTCTTCGTCGCTTTTTTTGCTGCCATTGCCTCCTGCGTCTCAGCGTTTTGCTCTTCAGCAATAAACTCAACCACTTTTGCAATGGCTTTACGAGGCAGATTCTTAGTATCTTCCAACTCCCAGTCAGCAAGGTCCTGCCACTCACCGTCAATCATGCCCTGACCGCGAGAGCGAATAAAGGCAGTGACCATGCGGGCGTTAGTGCTCTCCACCGAAGAACCGCTGGTAATCATGCTCAGCGTTTCCTCGGTGTATTCCGAGAGAAGTTCAGCTTCAGTAATGGAACCACCGCCTCCCTGAAGCAAACTAAAGGCTTCGTCCAGCGGAATGTCCTTTGCAGTGGCAATGCGCTTAGCCAGTTGCACAGCCCTAATAGTGGCTTGGCTTTGCAACTTACTAATTTCTTCCTGTTCAATTGCTTCAGCGACAAGCCAGCCACCATATTTCTTCATGCGAATTTCAGGAAGAAGCTCAAAATAATCTTCGGCTTTAGTCTGCAGAAGGAAGCTGTATTTGCTCATGATCAAGAACGTTTAACAATGCGTTGAACACCTTCACCCTTTCGCTGCTAGAGCGAAATTCTTTAGGCACTTCAACAAGCAATGAATGATTTTCGTTGCTTATTCTAGTGGTCTCTTCTCGACAAGAAATAAGACAGAGGATGCCCACCTCCATGGACGCTCCGTCAAGTTGATTATTAATGGCATGAACAGAGCGGTCTTCGCTCCATAGATAGTCAATATTCATGCACTAAACGCAAATTTAATTCGGCGTTTCAATGCTAACTGTACATCGCTTCCTTCAAACAATGCAGGCGAAGCAAGCTCGTCTGTCCATTGTCGAGGATAACCAGCGCTTGTTCCCAGTCCTTCATGCACATCCACTGCATAGTGATAGCCATTCTTGGGGTTGGTTGCGTCCCATGTCCACGATGCGACAATCGTAGAACTGCCTAGGCTCACATTGAAACTATCCAAGCCGCTTTCGTAAAGAGCACCAAGATCATAAATATCGCGACGACCCTCGCCAATTAAATCGCCATTTTTTCTGCGCGTTTCCCTTCCATATTCCCATCGGCTCATGTCTCTAAATTGCTCGTCCCAATAATCTTTCTGAATATCTTCTCTTGTCCATTCTTCAAAAGCTTTAGCAAGTTTTGCCGCCAGATTACTGGGATTACTAAATGAACCACCGACAATAATTCCGCTCATGGTGCGATCAAATTGCGCAGGATCATATCGGGCACCATAAAGCGACAACGCTCATAAGCTACGTCATCACCGGGAAAATATCGAGGCGTAGCATCAGGAAAACGTCTCACCATTCTGTCCATGGCAGTGGCAAGCGTGCCACTATTAGGCGTGAACTGCGTGAGCACCACTTCCCACACCTGACTCACCTTTACAGTGCCTCCCAATGGAGAACGAGGATTCAACTGAGGAAACTCTCGCATTGTCACCTCTAGTCCTTTCACCTTCCATTCATTGGGAACGCTTTGCCTTCCCACTACATACACAGCAGGAACAGTTGAATTATTTGGCAGTGTATAAGTGCCAATTAAATTAGGCGATGCAGATAGTAGTTCCGTGACAACTTCCCGAAGCTGTGTAATGTTCACAATAAAAAGCCTCTCCGTAAGGAGAGGCTAGCAAAGAACAATGGAAAGATGAATCAGCTATTAGGAGCCGAAGGGATGATGCTGCCAGTTTCGGAAGCATTCTGGTGAATACCAATGCGCCCACGACTGATCAGGTCGAAGGTGCACTCCACGAGATTGTCTGCGGGATAGCTCTCGTTGTAGTTCATGACGCAGGCAGTAAATGCCACACGATCATAGTAATAAGTGGTGCCAGAAGCGCCAAGCTGCTTGTTGATTTCCACGTAGACTTCGTGGTTCTTGTCATAGCGCGAAGCAGTAATTACTTGGAAAGCTTCGTCAAAGCTATTGGGCAGGAACACAGTGCCATCAACATCCTTTTGGAAATAGGAAGTAATGGAGGCAGTGGCTTGGCTAGTAACGATCACGCTATCAGCGAAGCCGCCGCCACCAAGCAGATAGAATTCTTGGTTGCCATCGTTAAAGGCAACAGAAGCCGTCGTAGCGGCTTGGAGGGTGTAGAGAGTAGGGGCGCCGCTCACAGTGAAAGTAGCGCCGCTCTGAGTGATGACAGGGCGTGCAGTGCCGTTGATCGAGCCAACGCGCACAATCACGTCTTGGCTCTTCACCAGCTCAGTGGGATGGTAAAGCATGAGAAGATCCTCAATGAAAGGAAAGAATGATTAAGCGGCGCCATGCTCGATTAAGCATTGTCAACGCTTCCTTTGCCAATTAGTCTAAAAATTCCCCTAATTGGTGTGCCGAGGAACTGCCAATAATGAATAGCAATCTCCTCGTTTGGTAATAGTTCAAAGCGCCCCTCTCTTCCATTGATTGTTGCTTGAGCAGAATCTCCAGGCGTCACGCCAGATAACGTAAGCGGAGAAGTAAGACGACCTTCCATATAGACGGCAGTCTGGTCTGCACCAAGCAAGTAATCGTACTGAGGATTGCGTTTTTGTCTTAACGATGCATAGTAAGTAATGCCCGTTGCAACAGCCACATAATTTCCAGTTTCGCTATCAAGCGCATAGCCCGAAGCCACTGACCATACCAGCGTGGAATTGGCAAGTGGCTCCAGGAAATTGCTCATACAACAAAACCAACAGAAGAAGAAGGAAGAAGATTCAGCATGCGCTTGAACTCTTGACCGTATTGAGTGGCGTCTAGCCCCTCGCCATACACCTTGCCGTCAGTAGCACCAATTTGAATGCCCATCTGCGCAAGCTGAATGGCAATAATATGAGCAGCGAGGAATTTCACGGCCCTATCAGTTTGTTCCCCAAATACATCTTGCGATGCATCGTAAGTGGCTTCAGAGATGGCACCATTTACAATCCCCGATGGATGGGGAGTGAATTCAGGGAACCGCTCAAGAAAACTCGCATAAGTGACGGCCATAATCAGGCTTTCCCAATGCGAATGTTTTCAATGCGCTTATTAATGGCATTACGCACCCTTACACGGCCTTCAATCTTCTTCCATCCATTCAACTGATCGGGATCATGAATGAGTTCGATCATGCGGATGGCTTCCACCATTGGCATTTGAGAAAGCGTTTGCACATCTTGTGGAATGTCTTCCACCATGATTTGCTCACGCACTTCCTCGATGGCTCCAATGTTCATAAGGCGTTTAACCGCCCTATTCTCACGAGCCACCTTCCATTGATGCTCTGGAATATCTTGATTAAGACCAGGCGTGAGTTGAATCATGCCAGTTTGCGTAATAATGCCAAACCCGCCTTCACGGGGCGGGTTTTCAAGTTCGGGACGATAAGCAATGAGCATTGTTCAAAAGAAACAATTGTCCATAGCTTAACGTCCCTCGCTTGACTAACTATCCTCAGGCCGAAGCTTGAACGTAGATAACGCTCTTGGGATAGTACAGAGCCACGCCACCCACGCGAGCATGAGCGGGAACGATGAACTCAAGACCACGCTGTTGGGGCGGGAAGAGTTCCAGGGGCTGAGGAATGTGCAGTTGCACCTTCTCAGGATCACGCTTGTACACAACCATGCGGTTGGTATTCAGCACGCTATTACCAGCATCCAGTTGGTTGATGGGCTCAACGTTACGGATGTAGGGATTGGTGCGCAGGAAGTATTCCAGCACAGTCACGTCCGAAGAGTCGGAGTTGCGAGTGGTGCTCACCTTGTTGTAGTCCTCATAAGCCATGAGGATGGTGTCGGGCTGCTCCTTCATCTTGGAGGCGTTGATAATGGCGCTCACGCCATAGTTCAGCAGCTCAAGCATTTCCTGAGCAGTGGTGCCGCTATCGGTGAACCATTTATCAGCAGCAACAACGTCTACGGTGGAGTTGTTGAAGAAACCAGACAGGCCAACGGTGCTCTCACCGAACAGAGCCACTTCTTCCACTTTCTCCTCATAGGCACGACGCACGGCAGCAGCACGACGCTGCTCCAGGGCGATGTTGGCCATCTGAGCAGCACGCAGTTCCTGCACGGTGTAACCGAAGGAACCACCGAAGGAGCGGATGTTGATGCTCTTCTCAACTTGGCTGATGTCAGCACGGGGCAGATCGTCAGCAGCATCAGCGATCAGCTTGAACTCACCAGTGGAGTCCATGATGCGATAGGTGAAGGTCTGGGCGCCAGGACCAGCTTCGCTAGTAACAGGCAGAATGGTCGGATACTTAATATCCGCATACTGCACTTCAAACACTTGGGGGCGGATGTACTCAAGCTGACGCTCAAGGAACAGACCCGCGTCATCCATACGGAATTCAGACATTGTTAGGGCCTCCTATCAAGAATCAGCGGAAAGAGTAAAGCTGGGGCCATTCAGCTCCAGAATTGCAATGCCGCTGGAAGTGGTGGTGCTCAGGAAACGTGCGCCAGCGAGGCGAACGGTTTTGCCAGAAGCAAAAGCATGCGAGAATTGACCAGCCTTGCCAGTGCCGCTAGCGGAATACAGCACGCGCACAGGCCTC